ATGAGCGGGGACTGTGGATCAAAGCCACTATCTCGGATGCTGCAGACAATGTGTATAAACTAGTTAAAAAGGGAATCCTAAGTGCCTTTAGTATTGGGTTTAGGGTCAAGGATGCCGAGTATAACAGCGCCGCAGAAGTATTTTTAATCAAAGACCTAGAATTACATGAGATTAGTGTGGTTAGTATTCCTGCTAATCAAAACACGCTTTTTAGTCTATCCAAAGCATTTGATACTGCCGAGGAATTTGAGTTATTTAAACAGCAATTTGCAGTTAGTGATCAATCAGCTAAAGGGCTTGATAATCACGCGGTAGCAAATAGCGCAAACGAGAGGAAATGGAACATGGATCCAAAAGAACTAGAACTTATGTTAGCTAAAGCTACAGCGCAAGCTGCTGAGCAAGCTGCTAAAGCTGTTGTAGAAGCACAAGCTAAAGCACTAGCAGAAAAAGCTGCTCAAGAAAAAGCAGAACTAGAGCTACAAGCAAAAATCAAAGCAGCTGTTGCCTCAGTGCAAACAGTTGACACAGGTGCAGAGCGCCTACTAGCCGACGTTGAAAAGCGTCTTAACGAACAAGCTGAAAGCCACAAGAGTGCGCTTGAAGGCTTAGAAACTGCTCTAAAAGAAAAAGCTGCTGAACTAGAAGCTATTCAAAAGAGCCGTATGCAGTTTACTGACAAGCGCGATGGCGAAGGTGCTACATATGCAGAAAAAGAAGCTGCTGTGTTTATTAGCAAAATCACTGGTAAAGGTATCGAAGATACCAAGTATGCTAAAAGCCTAGCACAAAAATACTCTAGTGGTGGTACAGCTGGTGCTGCTGGTAGTGGTGGTGGTCATGGTGCATCAGTTCGTCTACCCAGCCAGACTTGGGAACTAGAAGTTAGCGCAAACATTGAAAACGAAATTCGTCGTCAACTAGTAGTTGCTGGTACAATCCGTCAGATTGCAATGCCACAGCCTTTTATGAAGCTGCCTATTAATCCAGATGCTAGTGCAGATGCAACTTGGGTAGCTAACACAAGCTATGGTGCTGCAGGTAGCAGTGGTGACGAAAGAAAGCATGCGCTAAAAGAAATTACAATCGAAAGCGCAAAACTAGCTACTAAAGAGTTTATCGCTTTTGAAGAAGAGGAAGATGGTCTTATCGCTATCGTTCCACTAATTCGTGATGCTATTAGTCGCCGTATGGCTAAAACACTAGACAGAGCTATGTTACTAGGTAACGGTACAGGTGCCGTTGCTGCTGGTGGCCAAGTTAGTGCTTTACTAAAAGGTTTCAGTGCTTATGACTTAGCTGCAACATCAAGTCCTACAGTTGCAGTTGGTAATAAATTTACCTTTACACAATTCCAAGCTGCACGTCGTGCACTAGGTGTTTGGGGCTTAGAGCCCAGTGAGCTAATTTGCTTTGTTAGTCAAACAGCCTACTATGACTTACTAGAGGACAACACTTTCCAAAGCACAGACAAGATTAGTGAAGCACGTAACACACTAATTACTGGTCAGGTTGGCTTAATTGCTCAAACTCCAGTTGTTGTTAGTGCACAAATGACAGGTACAACAGCTGACGAAGTTTTAGCTGTTATGGTTAATCCACGCAACTTCGTAGTTGGTAACCATCGTGCTATGCGTATTGACACAGACGACGAAGTCATCAACCAGCGTCGTGTTATTGTTGCAAGCATGCGCATTGCTATGAGTCAGTTAACAAGCAATGAAGGTCAAGGTATTGTAGCAGTTCGTTACGTTTAATTAAGTTTAAGCAGAACTCGAAAGAGTTCTGCTTTTAAAGGCTTAGTAGTCTAGGATTTTAAAAGCAGAACTTGTTTTTAAGGATAAATAAATGGCTGACCTAATTACAAGAGCAGACTTTAAAAAGTATTTGGGAATTACTACCAATAACAGAGATGTTGAAATTGATTTATTAATACCTAAAATTAGTCAGCTAATTAAAACCTATTGCCGCAGAACATTTGTAGATTATTACGACGAACTAAAAACTGAAGTTCACAATGGCGGCATGGGCAACATTATACTAGAAGAAAGTCCAGTAGTAAATGTGGATGCCGTTAGCTTAAGCACAGACTACGGTCAAACTTATACACCCCTAGTAGAATTTACAGATTATGTAGTAGACGGATATAAAATAGTTTCACTAAGTCCCTATGGATTTCGTGAGTATATACGTGGTTATGAAGTAACCTACTTTGCAGGATATGATTCAACACCACAAGACTTGCAACTGGCAGCATTCGACCTGTTAGAGTACTACATGAAAAATAACAGCGCAGTGCATGTTAATCGTGATGTAACTCCCAATGTTACACAAATACAGTATATAGCTACCACAAACCTTCCAGCACATATTAAACGTGTGCTAGATCAATATGTAGCGGATTATGCGTAATGAGTATAGCTGAGTTTTCTCCAGTATTACGCGCACGTATAATTGAAATTTACAGTGACAAATCTAATAAAGTAGACTTGGCTAGCTTTAAAAAAGTAACTAGAAAAGAGCTGTTTAAGAAAGCACCAGATACAAAAGATATTAGAAGTAAATTTCAAAGTAAAGATTATCACACCTCTAGCCTAACTTTAGAAGGGTTTACTGCACTAAATAAAAAATTAGTAGACAAGCTAGAGGGCGACAAAACTAAGGAAGTAGTAGCTAATTTATTAAATAACAGTAACTTTTTTAATACTTTTGTAGGATATATCGAGCAAACAGAAACACTACAAGAGTATGGTTCAGGTGATTTTAGGCTGAAAAAGGTGCCTGAGAAAAAACTACGAGACTATTTTATACAATTTATTAGTGAGAGTATACCTGGACTACCAGCTACAACCTTGCAAGTAATCAAAGATAATGTAGAAAGCGGCCACCTAGCAGGCATATTTTTCCTAAAAGCTAAAGTAGCGCTAGGCATACAAAGTAAATTTAGTGAATCTGTTACAGCTACATACAGAGATTTTACAATTTCATTACCTGGACTAGACGATGGCCCAGCTATACGAGCACTAGATAGCGTTTTAAAAGCGTTATTAGATGCAGATTTTTTAACTAGTAATTTAGTTACTGAATCCCAAGTATTTATAGATGCAGTTAAAAGCGTACTTGGAAATAATCCTAGTTTAATTACTGAGTTACAGTTTAAAGAAGATAATAAAAAAGCAGGGGATTTATTACAGCAGTCGGGTCGTCAGCTAAATAATTTAATAAAAGCAGTTAGTGCCAGTGAGGAATCGGCCGCTGAAGCGGCAATTGCCAACTTAATAATAAGTTTAAAGCCAGTTGTGCAAGAAATACTAGTAAAAGCAGAAGAATTAAGAGCGCCACTTAGTGAGCAAGGTCTATATGATCCAATAGTTAAAAATGCTAAATTTTTAGCAGAAGAATTAATAAATACTCCTGGATCTATAACTATAAAGGACGGAATTGGCAAACATATAGCCCAGGTTGCAAAAACTGGTAAGTCTACAACTAGCCAAAAAGTTAAAATTAAGCCAAAACCTATAAAACAACAGCACAAAGAGCTGTTAGATATTAGTGGTCCTGTCAAAGAATTTAAAAAAGCGGCAGAAAAAATAAAGAAAACTTTAAATCAAGTAAAAACTGCTGCTAATATTAGAGTAGTAGCTTCTAAGATCAAAGCTAAGGAAACCTCTTTAACATTCTTGCAAAACCTACTTAACAGCAATTTAGTGCAAACTGTTAAACAAAATATGGGTGCTGGTAGTCGCCGTGACGTACTTAACTTACGCAGCGGTAGATTTGCAGAAAGTGTACGTGTGGAACGACTAACACAGGGTAGGCAGGGTATGATTACTGCATATTATGATTATATGCGCAATCCATATGCTACTTTTAGTCAAGGCGGTAAACAAGAATTACCTCGTAGTAGAGACCCTAAACTGCTAATTGCAAAGTCAATCAGACAAATAGCAGCACAGGCCAAGATAACACGATTAAGGGCTGTATTAGTATGAGTAGAAGAAGCAGCATAGTTAGCGCCCTTAGTGATAGTATTAGAACAGCTATAGATGGCACTAGTCCCTATGTTACTAACCTGCAAAACCAGTGTTTTGCCAAGTTAAAATTCTGGGACGAAATAAATGATTTTCCTAGCGTATACCTAAGTCCTGGTACTGAATTGCGCGAATACCATCCAGGCGGTTTTGCTTGGGGCATGCTTGGTGTATGTGTAAAAGTTTACTGTAAAAGTGAAGACACTGCACAAGAACAATTAGAACAACTATTAACTGATCTAGAAACATGCATAGATGCAAATCGTAGGTTAGTATATGATGCAACAAATGGTTATGAAACAACAGAGATATTAATAGACTCAATAACTACGGACGAGGGCCTACTAGCTCCCTATGCAGTTGGAGAGATTAACTTACAGGTCAGATACCAGATTATGTAAGCAACCGTATTCGTAAAGGTCTAATACAGATAAAAGTCTAGTAACGACTGGTCGAATACCCATAAAAGGGAATAAATTATGAGTTTTAATTTACTTCGTAATAGTAGAGTTTTCTTTACTACTAATGTAGGAACTAGTGGTAGTCAAATTGGAGTAGTGCAAGCAGCAGGTTTTAAC